AACCACTATAAACAGTCTAGGTGGCTCCGTAACTCTTCAAGATGCTTGGGTAACAAGTTCTGGGACCACAAACAATAACCCGGAGCTTCTGGCCGGGACTTTTGATGCATCCGGGTATAACGTAACAAATGCGGGGACGGGATCGTATATTGCCTTTTCTTCCACGGGCACTTTGTCTAGAACTATTGCAATTGGTTCTGGCACGTGGACATTTTCGGGGTTCGGGTCGCCGTGGAACGTGTCTGGCTCCAACATTACTGTTACTGGTTCTGGCACTATTAGCCTCACAAACGGTAGCGGCAAACAGTTTACCGGCGGCGGCCTTTCGTACTCCGGCATCACCCTAAACCAAGGCGGCGCGGGTGAGTTGACCATTGGTGGCAACAACACCTTCAAGACAATCACCAACACGTACAGCGCCACGGGCGCTACGTCTATCTCGCTCGGCGGCACTACCACAACCCTGACCGATCCTTGGACCGCCACGGGCGCGGCGGGTAGAGTTCTGACCATTACTGGCTTTCCGGCCAACCTTGTTTACACCGGCGCAGGAGTGGCCGCAAACACGGTTGACTACCTCTCCATCAGCAACGTCCGCGCCTACCCACTTGTTGATGAGTGGTACGCAGGGGCCAACTCCACCAACGGCCGCTCTCTTGGTTGGTACTTTGTTGCCGCAGGCGGAACGGTCTACGCCGCGACCATTACTGAAACGGGTACTGGCTCCGACTCTATCCTCGCCCGGGCGATCTTCAACAGCAGCATCTCCGAGACCGGCACCGGCACGGACTCCATCAGCGCAAGCCTTGGAGGGATCACCTACCTCGGCACTATTGAAGAGCTTGCCACTGGCTCTGATGCTGTACTGGCTCGGGCTATCTTCCGGGCATCGCTGGCTGAGTCTGGCACAGGCACCGACACCATCTCCGCACGCTCTGCGTTTGGCACTGCGATCCTTGAGTCCGCAACCATTGCCGACACTAACCTTGCCCGGCTGATTGCCCGCGCCACGTTGTCTGAGACCGCCACTGGGTCCGATACTGAGTCCGCCAGCCTGACCGCACGCTCCACTCTTTCCGAATCTGCTACCGGCACTGACGCGGATGTTGGACGCATCAGCTTCCCTACGGTCATCAGTGAAACAGCCTCTGGCTCCGATACCGACGCAGCCAGCCTGACTATTAATCCTGCGATCTCTGAGACTGCCACGGGTACGGATGCTGTTTCTGCCCGAGCGATCTTCCTTGCTGCGATTGCTGAGTCCGGCACGATCACAGACCTGATCTCCGCAATTAAAGGGTACTTCGTTGCCATCCTTGAGAGCGCTACTGGCACGGACACCTTCTCTGCCAAGTACACCACCCTGCCCAGCGTCTCCGAGACTGCCACCATCACCGACGCCAACGTCGGGTTCATCAGTTTTCCCACGACGATTTCCGAGACCGCAACCGGTACGGATACTGACTCCGCCCAGTACATCACCCGGCCCAGCATTGCTGAGTCCGCTACTGGTACTGAAACTGTCTCTACCCTCTACAGCACCAACCCCAGCGTTGCCGAGTCTGCTACCGGTACTGAGACCGTCAGCCCGCGCTATATCGCTAACCCCAGCATCGTAGAGTCTGCGTCCATCACTGACGCAGTGGCTGCCCGGTACATTGCCCTGCCCAGCATCTTTGAGTCTGCCTCCGGGTCGGACATCATTGTCGGGGGCCTGCGCTTCATAGGCGTTATTGCAGAGACTGCCACGGGTACTGAGACTGTCGCCGCCCGGTACATCACCAACCCATTCATCGCAGAGACAGCCACCGGCTCTGATACAGACGCAGCCAGACTGTCTGCCGCAGGGATCATCTCCGAGACCGCCACCGGCACCGAGGCCATCACCACCCAAGCTACATTTAAATCGGATATTTCCGAGTCTGCCGTCGCCCAAGAGATTGTTCAGGCATTCTTCACCGCTGCCGCGCAGGTTAGCGAGCTTGCCACGGGTACGGATCAGGTCAGCGCCTTGCGTGCGTTGGCTGCGGCGGTTGCTGAGACGGCCACGATCACGGATAGCCTGTCCGCCCGGGCAGTGTTTATCGGGCTTCTTCAAGAGGCGGCAACAGCCCAAGACGCTGTAAACGCCCCGGGTTCGACCTACAACATCCTGATGCAGGAGCTTGCGCAGGCGCAGGACGCAATCACCGCGCAGGCCATCTTCCCCGTCTCTCTTACTGAGACCGCCACCGGCACGGAAACCAACAGCGCAGCATTTATCCCCCGGGCCACGATCACCGAGTCGGCCACGATCACGGACGCAGTTAGCGCCCTCCAAGCGTTTGCTGCCAGTATTTCTGAGACCTCCGCAGCCTCGGATGTGGTTCTGGTGGCCCCGTCGATCTTCAACGCCATCGCGGTTGCCTCTGCCACAGCCCTAGACAATTTAAACGCCCCGGGCAGCATCTACAACGTCACAATCCCTGAGAGCGCCACCCTGTCTGACAGCGTGATCGGGGCGTTCCTGTGGAACCTGATTGACGACTCCCAGCCGGAAAGCTGGCAGAACGTGCTGGACGCACAGTCTGTTACTTGGAGCGCCATAAATGCCAGCCAGACTGCGGGCTGGGGGGAAGTTGATAGTGCGCAGGCTACCTCATGGGGTAACGCAGACTCTGCTCAGGCCCCGGGCTGGCAGGACGTGCAGACCTCCCAAACTGGGACTTGGAACTCCGTGGATGACTCCCAGAGCGTTAACTGGCAAAATGTGGTAGATGCGCAGTCGGTTAGCTGGAACGACATAAACGCCAGCCAGAATGCCGGATGGGGGAACACGGGGAACGCTCAGTCTGGGACATGGAACAACATTGACGACGACCAAGACCCGGACTGGGTAGACATCCCGACATTGAATTAGTTACAAGGAGCAACGAATGCCTTCTTCTTATACCCCTCTGTTGGGATTTGTTCAGCCATCACCGGGGGAACTCACGAATACGTGGGGCGGTGTTGTTAACACCCAGCTTACCGATTTGGTTGAGGACGCGATTGCTTCCGCCTCCACTCAGAGCGTGACGGATGGCGATTGGACGCTGACTACTGATAGCGGCGGCGCTGCCAACCAAGCGCGTAGTGCGATCCTGATTGCTACGGGGACTCCGGGCACGACACGCAACATCTATGCGCCCAAGCAGGACAAGGTTTACGTTGTTATCAACAACTCAGACAGCAGCGTAGTTCTCAAGGGTGGTCCTACCTCCCCGACAACGGGTGTCACTGTTGTAGCTGCTGGGATTTCTCTAATTGCTTGGAACTCCAACTCTGGAGATTTTGTTGCTGCGGCGGCAGGTGTTACGAGCCTAACTGCCGGGTCGGGGGTAAGTGTCAGCGCTTCAACCGGTGCAGTGACGGTAGCCAACACGGGCGTGACCAGCGCAGTTGCTGGGACAGGTATTGGTGTCAGCGGTGCCACCGGCGCAGTGACCTTCACGAACTCTGGGGTCACCAGCATTGTCGCGGGTTCAGGCATCACCGTGAGCGGGGCGACCGGAGCGGTGACGGTTACCGCATCGGCAGGCGGTATTAACTCGCAGGTATTTACTTCGAGCGGCACATTCACAATACCGTCAGGTGTTACAAAAATCAAGATGACGATTGTGGGGGGAGGTGGAAATGGTCGCGGGGGTACCGATATATCAAATGGTGGTGGAGGCGGCGGCGGAGCAGCTATTAAATATTTGACCGGTATAACCCCCGGCAACACGCTTACAGTCACGGTCGGTGCTGCCGCTGGAACTTCCAGTGTTGCGTCAGGAACTCAGTCAATCACCACAGTTTCGGCTACTGGGGGTAGCACCCCAACAGCAACGCAGACCGCCGGGCTTGGCGGCACCGGCTCCAACGGGGATTTAAACATTAAAGGAGAGGGCGGCGGGACGGGAATGAGCATTAGTCAGGGCTACCCTTGCACCTTTTCTATTGGGTTTACTGGGGGAGGTGGTTCATCCATTCTTGGTGGAGGGGCAGCTAATAGAAGTGATGCCGGAGCAGGTTCGGCAGGAGGAAACTATGGCGGCGGCGGCAGCGGCGCTAACGGGTTGGGAGGCTCTGCCGCAGGTGGCGCTGGTGCCCAAGGTGTTGTTTTGATTGAATGGTGATAGACATGAACGCACAACCTTACTGCATGGTCGATACGACCTCTAACATCTGTGACAACGTGGTGATGTGGGACGGCAATCCTGATACATGGACTCCGCCTGCAAGCCATTTGATGCTGGCACAATCCACTACCCCAGCAAAGGTCTGGGAACTGAACCCGGAAAAAACAGAGTACGTTTTGCAAGTTCAGATGGGCGCAGGCCAGATTAACTTCACATGGGACGGGGCGTACCTGAACACCAACGAGCCACAGCCTTCTATCCCGACGCAGCCTGCTGTATCTGGAGCGCAGACGCTGTGATTGAAGTTGCTCCTCGCTTCGCCGTTACGCAGAATGGGACGACGCTTGCCGTCTACCATGCCGACGCTGGGCAGGGGTTGCCGCGCCATGAGCATCTGTACTCTCATCTGACCATCTGCACCGCCGGGCGCTGCATCATCCGCAAGGAAGGCCGTCAGTTGGAGATGACCAAGGACACCCAGCCCGTGAACCTTGTGGGCAGCGAATGGCATGAGATTGAAGCGCTTGAAAACGGCACGGTTTTCGTGAATGTCTTTGCCTCTGTCTAATCATGATCGACCCAATCACCGCATTTGCCACTGCGCAAGCTGCGGTGGCGGGCATCCAGAAAGCGCTCAAGCTGGGAAAGGACATTACCGGCTGCATCAAGGAGTTCTCGGCGCTTTTTGAATCAGCCGACATCGTCAACAAGGCAGCGAACGAGGCCAACGCTGGAAAGTCTGATGCGGCGCAGGCAATGGAGATCGTCATGCAGCAAAACAAGCTGCGTGAGGACATGGAGCATTTAAAGCATCAGTTGGTCTACGGAGGTTACCCAGAGTTGTGGACCCTCTTCCTCCAGAAGCACATGGAGATTCAAAGAGCTAGGAAGAAGCGGGAGGCAGAGGAAAAGGCGGCGAAGCTAAAGCGTAGGCAAGAGCAGGCGATGTTTGTCCTGTACACCTGCATCACCGTTGGGTTTGTCGCTTTCCTCATTGGCTTCGTTTACATCATCATGCAGGTATGAGCGACGAGAAGATCAACCACAACACTTTGATCGACAAGGTCCTTGGGTATGTGGACTCTCCGTTTAAATTGTTTGCCATCGTGCTGATGGCCGTCTTCGCGTTCGTGGGGTACTTTGTCTGGCAAAACCAAGAGTTTCTGATCGGTGCCTACAAGGAACAAAGAAAGCTGCCCACCATCGCAGAGGATCGTGTCGAAGATGTAGCAGCGCATCTGTTTAAAAACACCGACGCTGCGGTGGTCGCCATCTTCAAGGTCAACCCCATGTTTGGCACTCGTGTGCTGCATAGGGCGTACACCAAGGACGGCAGGGACAAGACCCACGAAGGGTTGGATGTCGGCCTCTTTACTGCCAACGCCGCAAACAACAGAGATGTCGTGGCGCTGATGGCAAGTGAGATTCCCTGCGGTGCGTACAAAACCGCGCAGTCTGAGATCGGGCTGTGGTATATCGAAAAGGGCGTTACTTACGGGTGCCGCATCAGTGTCCCGCCTGAGCAGGGCAAGTTCATCGGGCAGATTACGGTAGGCTGGAAAGAAGAGCCCCCGGATGTTGATCAGTACCGTGTCCTTCTGCAAATCGCAGCAACTATGCTTTCAAGGAGCAAACAGTAATGGAATGGCTTAAACAGATCGCCCCCACTATCGCTACTGCGATGGGTGGCCCCTTGGCCGGTATGGCCGTCTCTGCAATCTCCAAGGCTATTGGCGTGGAGCCGGAGAAGGTCGGAGACATGATCTCCAACAACAAACTCACTGCCGAGCAGATCGCGCAGGTCAAGATAGCTGAGATTGAGCTTCAGAAACAGGCCAACGAACTGGGCCTGAACTTTGAGAAGCTGGCGGTGGACGACCGCAAAAGTGCGCGGGAGATGCAGGCCGCTACCCGCTCTATCGTTCCCCCGGCGCTGGCTGCGATTGTCACCGTCGGGTTCTTCGGCATCCTTGTGATGATGCTACTGGGCAAGGTGGACTCCAACAACCCCGCCATCCTGATGATGCTGGGCTCCCTCGGCACCGCATGGACGGGCATCATTGCCTACTATTTCGGCTCCAGCGCAGGCTCGCAGGCCAAGACCGATCTTCTTTCTAAGGCACCGGCAATCAAATGAAAGAGAACTTTGAATCCGCTCT